TGTTCTAATGCTCGTCTAAATATTTCTACGCAACAAGCTACAGACTTACCACTACCAACTGGCCCTCGTATCCCACGAAAGAACGCATTGTCTTTCATAAATGATTTTAAGACTTCGCCATCTGGCTTATATTTAAAGTTCTGCAATTTTATAATCCTTGCCGACCTTCTTTAGTTTTTCTAAAGTCTCTGGCCCTATAGATGCTATGAACTTATCTGCTTCGTAGTCTGTACAAAATTGTTTTGGAAAATGTTTTAAGTGTACCTGCTTTACAACTACTCTTAAAATATCACGTTCTTCTTTGGTTATCTTGTGTAGAAAGCTCATTTGAAATCTCTATAAGCCTTCGTTTTTCTAGCAATCTTTTTTGACTGTTTAGATACTTGTTTTCCTCTTTTAGTTGCTTCTCGCTTCTTAGCCGTAGTACGGGCGTATTCAGAGGACGAAAGAGCCTTAATTGCTTTTTCAGGTAGGTAACGCTCACCAGTTGCTTTTGGCCCTTGAGTACTAGGCTTACCACTTTTGGTTCGCCATTTCTGTTTTGTCCACGCACGTAAAGACCTCTGTGATTTTTTTAACGCCATTTATTCCTTATCCATTTTACACAAGCATAAACCAATAAACCAAGTATGATATATGCTATGCCATCAAACCAAGACATTTCGTGTAGTGTTGTTACCAACTCTGGCGTAATCCAATCCATTAGTTAGTATATCCTCCACCTTTGGCTTTGTATTGTTTAGCTAACATCTGTGCTTTTCTTGCTGACCATTGACCAGACTTACCACCTTTGTTACTTGCTTTAATTCTATTAAACAAGGCTCTACGCATAGCAGGTTTAGTATAGTTACCTGCTTCGTTAACTTTACTTTTTGTCATCTTTCTTTTTCTTCTTTAACATTATTGCTCTTAGTTGTTGCTTAGTTAATTTTTTCTTAGCATCTTTTGGAGGTCTACCTTTTGTAGAACCATACGTCCCTTTTCCATAAGGCATTATAAAGTCCCTCCATTTTGATTCTTAGTAACTACTTTTGCTTCTGTAGTTTTTAATGATGCTCCATACTTAGAACCTTTTGTTGCTTTAAGTATATCTTCAACCATTTTCTTTTGAGCAGTCTTTTCTGCTTTCGAGTATTCTGGATCATTCTTTTTGAAGTAAGATGCCATTGCATCAAACTCTTTTTGTGAACCATCATCATCATCAGCAAACATACCAACAACTTCTTCAGCGTATGCTTTTGGTTTTTTGATTTGTTCTTTTGATTGATCGGCTCTCATATTAGATGCACGAACGTCTTTAATGGTAATCTTCTTACCACTAGCGTTTACATCAATAGTATCTTTTCTAGCCATTATGCTTTTCCTTTCTTTGATTTATTACGTTTAGATATTGCACGAGCTTTCGCTCTTGCATCAGACTTAGAACTTGCACCCCACGCTTTTAAGCTAAGAAGTAAACGAGTAGGTTTACCTTTGGAGTCACGTTCTGGCCCTTTCATATTCCCCATTCTAGCAAGAAAGGAAGCTCTACGGGGATTGTCACCACCTTTAACTGGTGGCTTTAAAGTACCTTTTTTATAAGAGGCACGACCCTTCGCATTTAGACCACCTTTAGGATTCTTACCTTCTTTGCGTGTCCAAGCAGGAGTCTTAGCCATTATTTTTTCTTTCTAGTTTTCTTGGGTGCTTTACCACCTACCCAAGCCTCATTGACTTCTTTAGTAGATGGGTCATCTGCTTTGAGTTGCCCTTTGTCATTTCTTGCACGTACTGGTGCAGGTTCGTCAATAATAGGGTGTACTCTAACAGAATCTCTTGTGTAGGTTTCACCAGTAATAATCCTACCATCTAGCAAGGTAATAACTGGGCCTTCATAAATTTCACCATTGTTTTTTCTATACTTCAATTAAAGCCTCCAATCTTTATCATTAAGGATTTATTTTTTTTCTTTTTAATCATTTTAGCCATTCCACTATATTCTTTAGATGCTTTCAATGATTTATTCTTTTGTGCGTCTCGCAATTTTTTTCGAGCCTTTGCTCGAGCAAGTTGTTTTTTTATTAATTGTTTTTGTGTTGACTCATATTTTTCCATTCGATTTCACCATTAAACAAAGTCGTTATAATTCATACCTGCATCATTTTTCATCAAGTCGCCTTTAGTAAGAGTCGTACCTTGATTAATAGGTGAGCCTCCACCATTACCACCACCTCCACCATTGTCATTATTGGTGGCAGTCGCAACAGTAGGTTTTTGTTTTCGGGAAAGTAGAGTTTTATTTTTTTGAGCGTTACGAGAAGATAACGGGTACTTAGACTTAATCATCTCACCACTAGTATCCTGCAACCAACGAGGTGTAGGAGGAGGAGGTGGCACAATCATTTTAGGTGAGGGTAAACACATACGGACTCCTAGTTAAAAAAAAATTTATCATATCATATTTCATAACGTACCTTTTTAAACATTCGCTCTCATCAGTTACCCCTAGCAGTAGTAGCAGTCATTTTTCGACCCCACCCCCCGTCACGCTAGGTCAATAGTGACCTTGAAATCACCCGTAGCGTGCGTGTAACGCCGCTCGGGTGGCTTGAATCCTGCCCTATCGAGGATATCTTTGGACGCTTCCAACTGCACGTACTCTGACTTCGCCCCCCTCGCTAGTGCTATCATCTTTGCCGAGGCAATCGTAGCATTCACACCGAGCGAGTTAGCTACTGCTTCCATCAAGTAGGCTTGTACGTGAGGTTGCTTCAAAGCCTTACTGGCCGTCACTCTGCCCGACTCTCCGTCAGCGTACCCTGCTTCTTGAGAAGCCTGCTTGATGGAACAACCAGTTGCTACGAGCGTATCAACCAATGCTCTCTGTCTGTCTGTCAATCGTGATGACATAGCATCATCTCTGGGTGTAATGTTATTCACAAACCCCCCCTTTCATTCCCCCCCTTTATGTCATCACTTCGACAGACCTGTCAACGCACAATCCGTGACACTCACTACAGTACTACACTCACTACAAGACGCCAGTTCCGTTACAATCTGTCCTTGTAAGCACGTTCTTTTTGTTTCCTTGGTTGTTTTGTCATTTTCCTTCCGCTTGTTTGTAAAGAGGAATTGCCCTTTATCAATTACTATCCCTAATCCGATATCATAGAAGTGATGCCTAGCAAGGGTAAATGCACTCGGCTAAAGCCTCGCCCTTGCAAGGCACGGCCTAAAGGCCGCCCAAGTGGGTAACTTCTATGATAGTCGGGGGATAGGAATTGAACAGTTCAATTCCACAAACAACCGAAAGGAAAACAAGATGACAAAACAAGTCGAAAACAAGAAAGAACTTAGCTTAGAACAGATTGTAACTGCACTGGCTAATCATTCAACCTTCAAAACAAGTAACGACAAAAGTTCTTACTTTTCTGCAGAAGTACTACTTAACACTCTCTGTTGGAAAGCAGGTTCACAAGTTGATTACAAACAAGGTCAGTTAATCGAAGCAAGTGAGAAACTTGCCATCGAGACAACGCAAGTTGCCGAGACTGGCGTTCGAGCGGACAACACGCACCCAAGCGAGGTTGTTACCAAGAAAGCATCTAACATTGCAATCTATATGCAATCAGTTAAAGATGAACTTGACACTTGGACTGAGGCTCAAGACACTTTCAAGAAGTGTTACAAGCAACATACTGGCAAGGACTTCATACCATCTGCTAAGGGATCAGCACCCGTAGGGTTAGCTGATAACAAGCAGATCAAGGACTTGCAAGACTTCGTTGCAAACCTTCGTAAGTCAGCTTAACTGACTTACTCGCCCTACTAGCTTCGGCTAGTAGGGTTTTTTTATGCTCGTTCCTGCTTCCCGTCCGAGCTTCGCTCGTGACTAGGCCGTATGGTGCAGGGCCAAGCGTATCGTTTGGCGTGGCGTAGCTTACCTTCCTCTACGCTACGACCAAAATTATAACAAAGGAGAACACAATGTACTACATTCATACAAAAGATAACTGGGTCTTTGATTCAGCGTACACTTGGAGACAAGCAGTAATTAAACGCAATCAATGGCTAACAACATTCAAGCAGTTTTGTAACTGTCAACTTAGAGATAAAGAAACAGGACAGTACTTGCCAAAGGCAGAAGTACCAGAGTTACGTATATCAGATGGCTACCCCGAACGTGATAGCCAACCACTGATAAACGAAAAGTTCTTGATGGACGTATCGGGTTACAAAGGAAACTAACAATGATTAAGTTCGCATCAATATGTATAATGCTATTTGCAATGGCGTGTTTGGCATTAGGATTTCAGATAATCGAAATGTCAAACACCAACATAGCTACGTCCACAAGTTTAGATCAAATGTACTGGACGTTCGGAACACTTCTGATACTTGCATCATTCTTCTTTGGAATGTGCAGTATCCAAGTGTGGTTCAAGAAACTATAGAAAGGAGAACACAATGGAAATGAATATGGAGCAATTCAAATTCTGTATACAAAACTTATGCAGGATATCTAAGGACGCAGTTGTTGAGTTCGATAACAAAGTCTTTATACATTCTGACGCTGATGTCAGTAACTTTAAAGACTGCAAGACCAACGAGATAACTGGGTTTTCAATAGAATTTGCACAAAAGAAAGGTGAATCAGACAAGATAATAGTGCATACTAAATAAGCATAAACCTCCCTTAAACTGGCGTATCAGAGCAATCTGGTACGCCTTTTTTTATGCAGAGTGCAATACTTTACGCTGAATCTCTGGTCACAGAAGTTGCAAGAGACTGTATGTTAGGAGTCATCAATATCTAGTGTTGCATTCTGCATCTCAACTGCTATAATGCAGTAGAAAGGAGGCGTTATGATATCATTTAGAAAACACCCGTACTTTTTTATATTACCTGCGTGTTATCTCAATGACGATAAAGCATTTGTAATGCAATGGCTCGGCTATCGTATACAAATTGGTAAACATAAACGCTACTAACAACTAACAAAAAGGAGAACACTAATGTTAGATACACACTTAGAAGACTACGACTTTCCTATTGAGATGCTCGAACTCGAAGCCATCAATACAACTGGTCAAGTCGGCAAAGATAATTACAAAGTACCACCAGAAATGTCACGTGCATTAGTACGTACTGATACTGGACAAGTGCTTGGTATACACGGCAACAAGTACAAGCCAATCAACCATTCATCTGCAGTTGATAAGATCACCGAAGGTGCATCTGCATTTGCAAAGGAGAATGGTTTGCCCGAACCCACTATCAACTATCAACTAGCTGACAATGGTGCAAAGCTACGTGGTGAACTAATGTTCAATGATGTAATTATCGAACCACAAAAAGATGACATCATTCATTTTCGTATTAGCTTCTTCAATAGCTACGACCAATCGTGGGCATTCCAAGCAATAGCTGATGGACTACGACTATGGTGTTTGAATGGTTGCACTATGCCAGTAACTACTGCACGTGCAAAATTCAAGCACACTACTCACGTAAGTATCGAGGGGGTAGCCAAAAATATGGACAACGGACTCAAAGCATTTACCTCAATGCAAGGAGTCTACTCTCAATGGGCAGAGAAAGGCATTGCTTATTGGGGAGTCGAACAGTTCCTCAAGAAAACTATATGCAAAACATTTCAGCGTTCACAGACTCACAACAATGTGAATATGTTTAGGCTTGAAGAACTGCTTGGTCAATATGATAGAGAGTCAAAGACTCTCGGCCATACCAAGTGGGCATTGTATAATGCACTAACATATTGGTCTACACATACCGACCAACTAATGAAACCTGCCATCACCCGTAAGCGTAGAGAAGAAGATGTTGCGAAAGCAATAGCTACTGCAGAATGGGCAGAACTATAAACTCGTAAGAAGAAGATGCTCTTTTGGGTGAGAGCATCTTCTCTTACTATTTAACGAAAGGAAACACAATGAATACTAAAAGACCTGCGTTTATAAATCAAGTGCGTACGTGCCAAAATTCCTTACACGAACTTCAAGAACGTGCCAAAGCAGATGGTTCACAATTTGCTTGGCGAATCGAAGAAGCGTTTAGGAATATTGATGCAGTACTTAGAACATATACTGAAGTACTCGAACGTGATGCAGTTGAAGACTACGATTACAAACCATCAATGAAAGTACTGAAAGGAGATAAGAATGAGAAAGGTTAAGTACTTAGACAAAGCAGACCTAATCAGACTCAATGATATTGCAATCAAACGTAACTACAATCGTGCAATACAAACAGAGTTTGTTCAAGAAGTTGGCGAAGATATCAAGATACCAGTTGCTAATATCTTCCCACACAACGACCAAGAATGGAGACTCAAACTAACTATGACTAATCCATTCGAGCCAACCACTACTATCACAGATGCAGATGGTAACGAACTAGAAGAACGTCCTAACTGGTGCGAGGTATGGCTCGACATACCATTCAAAGAGTTGGACAACATCAAAGAAATGGTGGTGATGTATGATTGATTATTCAAAGCTAGACTTAACCAATCACGACACACTAGCAGAGACATTGGTAGATCACATTTCGTGGCCTACCTCTATCCCTGCAATAGCTGAAGTACTATGCCAACTCAATCCCAAGATAAACAAAGACAAGTTTATTAAACGTGCAACGTCTAATTGGGAGGCTAAATACTTCGACCAATTAGCTGATGAGCAGGAGCAACGCTCACTAGCTGAAGACTACATACCATATTAAAGGAGAACACAATGGATAAAAAACAATATGACAATAATATCGTACGCCTACAACAAGTAGGTGACAGACTAGAAAAAGCATTCGCTCGTAAGTTTGATCCCGATACTAGCCACCAAGCTAAAGTATCGGTTGATCCAACTAAGCTAGAGCAACTAGTCTATCAAGAGATAGAAAACTTTGGTGATCACGGGTGCATACACGACCAAGTGGAACACCAAATGTTAACTAAGTACAACATAAGAACGGGTAGCATATCACCAAGATATGCAAGACTAATAGAGAAAGGACTAATCATTGACACGGGTGAAAGACGTAAGGCAATGTCTGGACGTAACCAACGTGTAATGATGGCAAAGAAATATGAAGTGCCCGAAGTGTAATAACAAAACAGAAACGAAAGACTCACGCCTACAAGCAGACAATACTATTCGTAGGCGTAGAGTCTGCCGTGTATGTGGTCACACAATTCGGACTACTGAATCGGTTAATAGTGTAGTACCTATTACAATCTCTCGACCTAAGTATACTAAGCCACAAAAGAAAGTACTGAAAAAACGCAGAGAAACTGTAGACTTTGATAGTATGTCTGATGAAGAACTTGAGGCTTGGATTTATAATGACAAAGATATTTGACGAGATACTGCAATTATGCTACAGATTTATAATGAAAAGCTATACAGATGTACTTAAAGAATTGTCAGAAGAATATAATATCAACCTCAAGAAAGCATTTGTTGAGGCAGGTATACCAACATCTACATTCTATCGTGCAATGTATGGTCAAGACTTAAGGTTTACAACTGCAAAGAAAGTATATGACTGCATTAGAAAAACAATTCAATCATTACAATGAAACGATAAACGTACCAGTCGTTTATCAAGACCTTGTTCAGCAGTTAGTACACCAACGTCATAAAAAAAATATTTCGCAAGAAGAATTAGCACACAAAATTGGGTGTGCTAAATCTCTTGTGCATAAATGGGAACAATACAAGCGAGTGCCTAGTGGTTTCTTGCTATCGTGTTGGGTAGAGGCTCTTGGTTGCAGGTTCAAAATCTACAAGCAAAAAGCTCAAACGTAAACGTGCAAAGTGCGAGGCTTGTAGTGTGGTTACTACAGACTTCGTTGCACCAAAGGTTGATATAGGCAAGTGGTGTGTTGTCTGTATCGACTGCTACTTGGAGGATAAATGGCAACTAAAAGTCGCAGAAAAGGTAACTACCACGAGAAGAAAATCGAGAAGACGCTCTCGGAAATGGGACTCAAAGTTAAGAGGCAACCACTCTCGGGATCGTTGGGAGGCGAGTATACTGGCGACCTCCTCCTCGAAATTGAAGGACAACGATTGGTAGTAGAAGTGAAGTATCGTAATGGTAACTCATTTCCATCTGCGTTTACCACCTTCAAAGACAGAGATGTAGTAATATACAAACGTAGAACTGGTACACCTCAAACTATTATTATGTTTACAGAGGAGATATTTGAAAAACATATAGCACCAAAACTTAAATGAAAGGAGAACACATATGTCATTCCTGCTAATGGCAAAAGCTATGAAGTCTGAAATTCCAGACTGCTATGCTAAATGGTTAATGGTTGCACTTTGCGATCACGCCAATGAAGAATCACATCAATGTTGGCCGAGCCTAGATTTACTGGCAAAGAGAACACAGATGAATCGTGCAACAGTTACACGTAAACTAAACTGGCTAGAAGAAAATGGTTGGATACAACGTAAACGTGGGAACAATAGACGTTCAACACTCTATACTGTTTACCCACAGTCAGTTGCACAATGCAACTCTGTAGTTGCAGAGAGCAACACTAACCTATCATATAAACCTAAACAAAAGAAGGAGCAACAGATGATACCAGACGATTGGAAACCCTCTGATGAGTTGATGCTTCAGCTAAAACAAAAAGGAGGCAACGTAGACTATGACTATGAAATCAATCAGTTCCGTGATTACCACAATGCCAAAGGCTCAAAGTTCAAAGATATCAACAGAGCATTCCAGTACTGGATACGAAATAGCATTAAGTGGAACGCAGATAGAACAAGCAATCAAACGACAACTAGAGGTAAACAGTCCAACAGAACTAGACAAAAATCTAGTTTCTTCGGTGGAATCTATACTCGGATCGCCGATTCAGATACGTGACAAGGTTAGATATCCACAAGAAGGTGGTATGACTATTACACTAGTGGGTATAGACCTGCCAAAAGATGTCGATTTAACGGCCATAGAGAGGTGTAGAGTAGCCACTTCACAAGCTATGGTAGGTTTACCTATCAACGAACTAGAGAAGCGTCTAGCAATGCTTATGACGCTCTTAATCAAACCTGCTCAAGAGAACATTGATGATGTTTCTGTTCGTATCAAATCATTAGCTACTGAATTATCTAAGCACCCTGCAGATATTACGATACAAGCTATCGAAAGTATCAAGCGTAGTAACAAGTGGTGGCCTACATATTCAGAGTTCTATGAACGTATCGAACCTCGAGAGCATAAAAGAAAGCTATTGATGTTTGCTTTAAACAAAAAACATCTTGAACTAACTGCATAAATGCAGTATAACAAACTAAAGGAGAACACACTATGGATAAAGATAGAACAAAGTACCTTGGTGGTAGCGATATCAATCGCCTAGTCAATGGTAACGAAGATGATTGGCATCAACTATGGGCAGAGAAAACTGGTCGTGCTGAAGCTGAAGACCTTACTGATAATCTACCAGTACAAATTGGTATAACTACCGAACCACTAAACATATGGTGGTTTAGTAAGAACTATGACTTCAAGGTCAAAGAACAACAATGGAAAGAAATGAACTATGAGGGTATACCTGCAGGTGGTACGCTTGATGGTATCATTGAAGGTGAACACACCTTTGTAGAATGTAAGCATACATATGACAGTAACAGAATGGTTGATGTTGCTGAACGATATATGCCACAGATTCAATGGTATTGTTTTCTAAGTAATCTTGATGGGTGTTATCTGTCTGTCATATTCGGTAATCGAAGATGGGAGGCAACCTATATCAAGAAGAACTTTGCATACATTGAAGAAATAAAATTGTTAGCTAAAAAGTTTTGGCAGTCAGTAGTAACTGATGTCACACCCGTAGTTGACGATAAACCTATACTCACTATAGATGATATTGAACTGAACGATATGGTTGCTCGTGATGCTTCACAAGACAATCACTTCATTACATTAGCTGATGAGTATATTGAGTTTGAACAACCTGCTCGTCAGTTTGAACGTGCAAAGAAAGAACTCAAAGAAATAGTAAAGCCGAATGAACGTAAAGTTTATACGGACAAGTTAATAATTAATCGGGACAAGCGAGGTTCTTTACGCTTCACTATCCCAACAATCAAGGAGAACACAAAATGACTACCAAGACAGACAACTTAAAATTATGGAATGCAGTAAGCACAACAGATAAAAAGTATCTCAAGCCAGTAAGTTTCGGTGCGAGAAAGTTTACTGCTATTGATCCACAGTATCAAATCAAAGAAGTAACTAAAGCATTTGGGCCAGTAGGTCACGGGTGGGGTTGGGAATCTAAAATGGATTTCGTTAACTTTGCCAATGGCGATACTGCGTGTGTGGCTCACATCACTATATGGACTAAGACTAAAGATAATTCGTTTGGCCCGTTTAGTGGTTGTCGTACATTCTTTAATAGTGCCAAGACTCGTACTAATGAAGATGCACCTAAGATGGCAATAACAGATGGATTAACCAAAGCGATATCACACTTAGGTTTTAATGCAGATGTATTCTTAGGAGAAATGGACGGCAACAAATACACGGCTGATAGCAACAATAGAAACAACAAGGAGGACTTCTAATGTCAGATGAATATGATAACACTAACTCGGGTATATGTGGTACGCCCTTTGACGATCAAAAGTTTATCTTGCAGGGCAAGGTAGATGTTGCAGGTAATGAACACAAGTTTGCAATGGTATCGTGTACTAACAGAGATGGCAGTAAACGTATAGATGTGTATCGTAAAGTGGGTGCTATATTCCCCAACGATAAGAGTGACAATGAGAACAAACCCGATTATACTGGGAACATTGATAACACTACACTAGCTAATACAACCGAAGAAGTATATAGGTTGGCAGGTTGGCGTAGAGAAAAAGATGGTAGGAAGTTTATGACTTTCCAAGTTTCTGAAAAACAGAAAACTCAAGAAGTGGTTGATGAGACACCTACAGAACAACCACCTAAAGAAGAAGAAGTCTTAGACGATATACCATTCTAAGGTTTAGAGGGTTGATAGCAGTAAGTGTGTTCTCCTGCTATCACCCTCACCATTACAATATCAAACCTTGCCTATAATTTTTACCATCATAAGTTAAACAATCGTGCCGATTCTCATCTTTACTTCTGTAGCTACAATGCACCCAACCCGTATTACCACCTTTATAACACTCAAGTATAAGCTGATCCCAAGATAGGTTCTCACTAATCCACAAAGCTAACTCATAATTATCAACACCCATCACTTCAAAATCTACTGCTTGACCTAATGCGTGTTGACTCTTGCTATTACTACCTATCGCTTCACATAAATTCACAGACCTATATCCACTACTAGGTGCAATAGCTTTAGCATAATGTTCTCTTACTGGTTCTAATATATTTTCACAAACAAGTTTCATATTCACAATATGTTCACTAGTCGGTGTATTATTAATTCCCAATCTCTCTGCCGTCTGACTCTTGCACATCTCGGCTAAAGTAAAATGACTACTTAACCTCATCACTTCTTCCCAAAGAATTTAGTTGCACCACGAATACCAAAAGAGGCGGCAACAATAACTCCCAAGGAATATTGATACCACTCTGGCATCATACTCAAGGCTTCAAAACCCTCTGAGACTATCTTTCTGCCACCCGATCCACAGAAAGATAGAATCAGAGGGACGCTGAATAGTAGAGTTAACCACTCATCTTTCCACGAAGTAGCTGAAGCATCTGCCATAGATTTATCCCAATCTATTTCACCAGTTGCTTTCTTCTCCATAATGGTAGCCTCGGCTTCTGCTTTAGCTACAGATACTCTAGCTTTAGCTTTTGCTTTAGCAACACTACCCTCAAGCCAAGTACCAACAATACTTCCTATCGGGCCAATCAATGCTTGTAACATAAGACCTCCTATAAATACATAAACATTATTATTAATACAACGACAAGGAACATAAGACCACCTACAATAGCTACTACAAATTGCAAGTCGTGAACAAACGCTTCGTGTTTCTTACGTTTTGCAATACGTTCTGCTTGTTGTTGTTCTTTCATAGCTTGGATACGTCTAGCCCGTTCAGCAATAATACCCTGCCACGTGCCGTGTCCAAAACGCATATCAATTAATTGACGCATTTCGTCCATATGTTCTCTAGCTAATTTGGCGTTGATTGTTTCTTCAGCTACAGACTTAACACTAAAAGGGTCATTAGCTTTTCGTCTGTCTTTCTGAACTTGTTGTTCACCTTCAAACAACTTATCAATATCGTGTGCAATATCTGATACATCTTTTGCAGTTGCAATAGCAGACTTAATTCCGTCTACTGCTCCTTTGACTAGGGCAATACCTGCTAGGGTTTCGGCTACGACCATAATTCATCACTTCATTATAAGAGATACTAACAATACTATTGTAGTACCTGCAGTTCCTATCATTATGTGTTCTAACCTGCGTATCCGAATTATAGTTTCTCTCCACCTTTCAGCACATACTGCTTCGTGTGTGTCTATCTGTGATTTAACATCATATACGTTAGGCTTTGTATTCATTTAAGCAAAACTAAAGCATCATATACATCTGTTACACTTTTACGTATAGACGCTACATCTGTTTTAATATCATCACTAGCATCAACTAGATCGGCTGCACTATATTTATTTTGAACGTGATGATCGACCTGCATTTTAACTTCTGCATCATAAAACGCACGTACTTTTGTTGCGTCTGATGTACTAGCTAATTCAAATTTATCATCATTCTTTTTATTAAATTCAGAAAGCCAATCGTCCCACATTGTTACATATGTAGAGTCGTCAATAAAATGCCACAAGATTGGTCGTGCATAATCTTGGTCTTTACCTGCACCCTCTGGGGCAGGAAGTGTAATAGGGTGTACAATCTCTGACTTTGTTAGAGATGTCTTATACAACTTTCTTTTTAAGTGTGGTGTGTATGTCATTATATCTCCTATGGGTTTCTCTTATGCCAAAAATGATGGTGTACATTTTGACTACACCCGTGTTGGTAGTAGTAATTGTTACCTATCATATAAAGATCAGCAGTTGTTGTGTTAGCAAAGTGTGTCCAGTAACCACTATAGTAATGACCACAAGAAACAATATCAGTAAACTTCTTATCAATATCACCAACCCACCATTGAGTTTGACCCGTTAATGTATGTTGCATTGGAGCAGGATATAAGAATGCTTTGTTAAATGATTCTGCACCAGTATTTGCACGATATTCATAGGCTTGTGCCATATATCCCCAAACCCAAGTACGACCTTGTGTATCTAAACCCCACCACATAGGCGAGTTATATCCACTAGTTCGTGCAGGGAAACAAGAAATCATATTGTTTCGTGGGAAAGTTAAAGCAGTTCTACTTACTGTACCATCTGCACTACTATTTACAGTATTGTGATAATCACCAAATGTACCAGTACTAGGTGTTCTTACTGACTGATTCGCAGTTGTATCACCTTGCATATGTTGTCCGTTACCATTGTAACCAAACATTCTAAATGGCATACCCGTGTTGGCGGCAATCGTGTAAGTATACATATCACCTGGGCCGTCTTGTCCTGCAGTATTTCCAAGCCAAGCTAAAACACTAAGAGTAGAGTTGTTACCAGACGTTTGAACTGCACTAAAGTTTTCACTACCACCTATTTGTATCCAACTAGATTGGTCAGTAGTATTACCATTAGCTAATTGTCCTACACCATTGTTTCCAATGCCGTACAAGTTACCCGTTGTATCAATGTAGTAACCACTAGCGTCAATACCACCATTGTAATAGTAAGTACTTGCACTCAAAATTTGTTGGCAATTAGATACTGCAGTCATTTGTGCAAATGATGTTCTTGCACTACCTAATGAAGAAACTGAATTTACGTTAGCACCCGAATGATACGCAGTACCATCTGACTTAACTGCATATGATTCATTGTATCCAAGTGATAGAGATACAATACCAGTTAAACCACTAACGATTGTAGGTACTGAAGTGTTTGTAGTGTTACCCAATCCGTGAGCACCATTACCACCCCAACCCCAAGACATTACTCGTCCGTCGTGTAAGATAACAAAAACTCGATTGTTACCCATAGCTTGATAACCTCTTGGATCGCTAATTGCTATACACGATACCTCACAAGTAATACTGTTATTGGTTGCATCTGGCCCAAGATAAGGGTTTCTTACCCATTGGAATGTGTCTGTTGTATGACCAAGACCCAAAGCACCATTTGAGTTTTCACCAATACACCAAACATTACCTTTATTAGTTAATGCCCAAGCAGAATTACCAGTGTACCAAATTCTTACAAACTTCTCATCTGCCGCCATACCTCCGTTTTCCATAGAAAGGTTGCCAACAATTTGTACTCTTGGATTGTAACTACCATTAGAGAAAGCACCTATGCCGTGTGACATATACCCAGTTTGCATAATTTCGTGATTAGTATTAATCCACATACAACTAGTATATGAACTCATCATCTCGTCATATGGTCGTTTGACTGGCCCACAAGCACCATTCGGCATTCCATCTTGAGGAATCCAATCAGCGTTAGCACCCGATTTACCATTGTATTGTGCTAACCAAGGATATTTACCATCTGTGCCAAAGAGCGTTGTATTAGTTGTGTTAGCGTATAAAGGCACATTTGCCTCTAATACATCAATACCCTCAAAACCTTTTTGACTTGCATAACCTAATGTATTTGAACCAGTAACTTGTAGTGATTGACCTACTGCACCTGCAGGTAAACGAATCGCACTTGATCCGTTGTGTGTCATTATGTCACCACTAGTTGTTAGAGGATTTGTACCCTCTGCCATCTTGTTCCAATTAGTAGTAACAGTTGGCAAGTTATTAGTTGTTGCCGTGATTGCTATATAAGAACTACCTTGGTAAGAAACTGCATCATTAACCTCATATGCAGTAGAGGCATTATATGCTCCTTTCCAATTTACTCTTAATTTTCCTACGTTTAAAGTTGCCACTATAACCTCCTATGGTGTTGTTATAATTAAGTCGCCAGATGTGTCTAATGAGAACCCAATATTAGGACTACTAAAGAAATAGTTTTCATAATCACTTAGATTAAATGAACTACTACCACCTAAAACTGAATAATCTACGACCAAATGACCAGTAGATGTATCTACTTTTAATCCATAAAACACACCATTGTTTGTTGCTGAAGTTGCAAACTCATATGCAGTTTCGCCCGAGTTTACTTGAATGATTTTACCTGCTTGACCAGTAAAACTAGTAGGCAGGTTAGCATTAGCCAAAGCAGTTGTTGCAGTAGTTGCCGCATTCGAGGCAGTCGTTGCAGAATTACCTGCATTAGTTTCAGATGTACTTGCATTTTGTGCCGCTTGTTGGGCAGTCGCAACATTTTGACTTACATTATTAATATCAGTTACACTTGGCCCTGCTTCTGCTTGTCCAGTAGAACTGTTAAATGCCAAAGTCTTACCTTTCCTCGAAGCAAGACTTGGCAATGTTATTGAAGTGGTAGTATCAGAATCGTCAAGCGTTAACGCTCTAGTAATACCATCTTTAAGGTCTGCATTAATTGCAATCATTCTATCAAGTTCAGTATTTAACTGATTGATATTAAAAGCACCTGCAGTAGGGAAATCTGTAATACGTTCTAGTCTAACCGAACGTGTAATAACTATAGAATCGCCACCAGTACCACCAGTTAGCGTAGTATTAAAAACAACATCACCAGTAGAACCCGATCCACCAGTAGTAGTAAACGCAGTATTAGCTACACCATTAATAAATACAACAATATCGGTACTATCAAAAAATTCAAAGTCAGTAGGAAACGTCTGACGTTGAACACCTTGAGCCAAAGTGTAAGCTATTCTAGGATTGTTATCATTTAAACTTATAGTCATATCTACCCTTTACCATTATTGTCATATTTGCTCAACGCACAATTAGAACCTTCCAACCTTCTCTATCCCACTACCAATATCGTTAACGAAGCCTTTTAAGAACCATAATCTAGCAAATGGTAAATCTTTAATTACGTTCTTTGCACCAGTTCCATAGTTGCCACGAACAAACTCACCGATTCCATCATAAATTAAACTGTCACCCCAACTGTAACCTGCACCACCTATATCACTAGCTACAGAAGAAACGTGTCCAAATGAATCCTCTCTTGTTCTGTCAACAAACTTAGGTTTAATTAATCCCATACCTAAGTCTGGCCCACCAAGTTTAGCTGATGTAACCATACCCGTGTAATACAAGTCACTAAATAATGCTAACAATCCACTTTGGTCAAACGACCTAGCAAATCTGTCTGACCAATCCATATTTTCCCAGTTACGTCTACCACCTTCTGTAAGTTGTGACTTAATGTATATACTCATATAGCCAAGACCTAATGCACTAGCTAACGCAATATACTTATTACGCACTTGTCCTTGTGCGTATGCACTAGTAATTTTATTCATTGCCGCAAAACTATAACTAAAGAACTGGAATGGCATACCAAGTAGACCAGTTTCCATTTGTGCATAACCTCTGACTCGTGCATCTTCTTTCATACCAAACAGTTTAGCTATACGCATTGGCACAAACACACGGCCATCAACAATCTGTGGTAAATCTGCAGGTGTACCCATTAATACAGTATTAAGAATACCTTGACCTAAGTTACCTCTAAAAGTAGTTACAAGATCAGCATACTCACTACCCCACTTTTCAGTATTACCTACCCATAAACCTTTTTCTGTTTTAGTAATTGTACCTGCATCTACCAGTTCTTTGATTCTTCTTGCATTCTCAAAGCTAATACCATAACGACTGCCATACTCTAACTCTTGACGAGTCAAAGTCTTATCGCCAGTAGCACGTTTCATAGCAATATCAATGTATGTATGTACTCGGGCGGCACTATCTAAAGACTTAAATATCTTAGTCATAGGTGCTAGTAGGTTTAACATATAGAATACGTTTTTACCTTCAGCACTTGCTCTTTCGTATCTACCCCAAAAACCACTTTTGTTAGATAATGGGTCATTAGCTAGTTCTTCACTAAATCTAAGACCACCTTGTTGTTTGATAATATCAATTATCTCACCTGCAATTACACCTTCTTGAGCATTCATACGAACACCATTATCATTAACCATACCTTGCAGTACTTTAATAATTGTACCCATATCGTGTTCCATCATAATCTTTGCCATATCGGGCAAAGTAGAGAAACCTGCACTACCTAAGTAATTCATTTGAGCACCATCACGAAGTACTTGTATTACTCTGTTATCCCATCTATCGGGGTCACGTTGCACAGTACCTACAACACGCTCGTACATAATATTAAATTCTTTAACAACTGCATTGACTCTATCTGTTGATAAGCCGTCCATATATCCTTGTTCTGCAATATCATCTAGTACTTCATCTAAAGACTTGTTGCCGTTCATACGAGCAAACTCATAACGTGGTGCTACTCTGTTTGTATAGGCTTTCATTACCCTAAACGGGTCTGTTTCAATAAAGTCAGCAACTAAGTTATTAGGTATATCTAATGTTCTATGCTTAAAATGTTTTGATTTACCCATACCAAAAAAACTATGCGTTTCGTTAGTAGTATCTCGCATACCAAGTAAACCATCAGTAGTATCTTTTGCTCTAGCTTGTGCAGATTTAAGGTCTGGCTTTAGTTCTACACGCTCATACTTACCTGCTTTTTCATTAAACCTATAAATAGTAGGATTCTTCATATACCAATCAGTAAGTATCTCCTCGAACTTAACACGATTGTCTGCAATGTTTTGTCGTTTCCAGTATCTAGGAAACATCATTTCTGTAGCGTCTTGTCTAACACCATCAAGTTTAATAGACTCTAGTGTTTCTTCTACTTCTTTAAGCATTGCTCTTTTATTAGCTAGATTTTCGTATTTTCTACGAAGCAATCCAACTTTAGTATTACGCATACGTTTTTCAAACTTATCTAAAATTGCACCAATTTGTGTAAATCGTTTTAAGTCTTTAGCTGATGCACCCATATGACCTTTAACTGCTTCTTCTGCACTAAGATTAATCTTACGTTTTAGTGCCGTGTATTCAGTT